CAACAATAGAGGCGGGGACTCGGCAAATAAACGCTCCAGCTTCAGAGGTCTTCTTAGTGAATCCCTTCGCCATAACGTAATCTTTAACCGCATCTTGCTCGTCGGGGGGCATACCCAACAGTGTCTGAGCGGAAGGCTTGAGAGATACAGACTTGGCGAGGGGATTGTGAAGATAAATCTGGTACATGGTGTCGTCCCACTTCCGAGGGAAGGGGAACCCCCAGTGCTCCATAGCCACACCAATGTCAAACTTGCCGTGGTGAAACAGAACTCCTTTGTCCCAGACTCGGTGGGCTTCTTGCTTTGCTTCATACTCTTGACAATTGTTGCCCTCGGGGTGTCCCCAGGCCATGTACTTGGGCTCCTCACCCGGTATCCAGAAGGCCAGCCCGACAGGCTTGGGGCTCTTCCCAGTGCCGTCCTGTATGGCCTCAGTTTCATAGTCTAGCGTGACGGGCTCAGTCACTTGAGTGCCCTCCAAAGCCTACACGCATACTCGTAGGCCAGGAGAGAGGCTATGACCCATAGCCAAATGGGGAGGGCGAGCACTATCACGATCAAGGCCCCTACCTCTTGTGCTAGTGTAACGTAGTATTTCATGGTTCTCCAATCAGAATTGAAAAGGCCCCTATAACGTGGGGCCAGTCCGGCTAGATCATCTGGCGAGAACCTGGGCACCTTGATGAGAATGCCGAAGACTCCAAACTCTAACTGCGGGGATTGTTACCGACATCCTTCGCTGGTCGGGGAGGCGCTGCAAAGGCCACCTCCAGGGGGTATTACTGCTCGTAGTATGGTCCGATCCACTCTGGAGGCAACTCATCGTTGGGTTCTGTACCCACGTTCATTGACCGACCATCAAGCGTAGCGTTGCCGCGCCCAGTGAGGCGACGGCCTAGCACAACGGCGTCAGTAGTTGTTTTGGGGCCTCTTGCGAATTTGTTGTTCTCTACTATCGCGTCCTCTATGCCCTCGGCCACCGTCTCGTTCTGGGGCGCTATGGCGATCGTCCAAGCGTTGTTGTCCTCAGTGCTGCCGAAGACGTTATTGGAGATGACGATCAGGTTAGAAGCCCACCCGCCGCGCCCGGTAGAATCATTGAGCGATGAGTCGGCATAGGGGTTAAGGCCCATGCTATGCAACTTGAGGGCTAGGCGAATGCCGTCAGCGGAGATACCTTGTAGATTGTTATGGGCAAGAACCCCGCGATTCAGAGCCGTCAGCCTAACAGTGTGCTGCTGCTGCCTCCCCATGACGTTGCCTAGCAGCGCCACTCTCGACCCGTCCCCGAATACCTGAACCTGAGGCCCACTAGGGGTTGTCTCCCCAATGGCCACGTTCTCCACCAAGAATAACTCACGAGCATTGTAGAATGCCTCTTTTGGAATGACCCGGCAGCAGTCGCCATTTTGCCAGAACTCGACTTGACCAATGTATATGGCTACATTACCGTTAACGGCATGTACCTCGTTCCGGTAGAGCAGTACTCTGGAGCCCATAGTCTGTTGTATGCCGTTCTGCACGTTCAGGCCGGCCACCGTGATGTCCGTGGGGAAGACCGTAGTATTGGGACGGGTGTTGCCTATGCCTATGGAAGGTACAACGGGCTTGTCGTTCGCGCCCTTGCCCGCCACCTCGCCTCCACTGTAGACAGGTATGCCGTAGGCACCTACTTGTACGTTGGTATTGCCGTCTTGTATGCTAATGGCCCCGAAGCTCTCCCCACGATGGAGCAGTACCCGCTTGCCGTTCCACGTGCTAGGATAGTTCGTTTGTTGAGCTGAGCCGCTAGGGCATCCGCTGTAATTGGACGTGGGGGAGACGCATACCGTCTTGGTGCCCGCATAGACTACGTTGGGATCGCTCACCGTGATGGTTACAGTAGTGTCAGAGAACGCTCCCGCAGGGTCTGTCGCTCTCAGCTTAACCACGTAGGTGCCCGGCAGATCGAAGACGTGCGCGGCTAATGGCCCACCTACTTCCGTGTTCTTTGGCTTACCCGATACCGTCCAGGTCTGTCCCCTGTCGTCGTCGAAGTTGAAGACATAGCTTATCTGTCTGAATGTGCTCAACCCCGCCGTGGTACTGGTGGTGGAAGTGGCGTCGAACATCACTGCTAATGGGGCGGTGCCGCTAGTGCGGGTGGGTACTACTCTCGCCTTGACGCTACTGCTCGGAGGGGTCACGGGCAAACACGCGGTCGCCGGTGCGGTAGATGGCGTCTTGATCGTAGTGACTACGCACGCGGGAGGGGGAGATACCGTGACAGTTGTCGTTTGTTGCCACGGAGGTGCGAACCCGGCCGGACAAGCAATGGTCTGAGTCGTCTCACTAGGTTGAGTAGAGCAGGTGGGAGGGGGGGTCGTAGGCTGGGTTACCGTCACCCGGGTCACCTTCTGGCAAATGAACGGCTGTACGGATTTTGCGGGAGGGGACGGCATAGTGCGCGCCGCCTCGACGCATGCCCCCTCTGTGAGGTAATCATTCAAGTACTGTAGGGTCCATACTTGTTTGACGTCCGCAGTTTGGGCTAGGGCTAGTTGCCCTATGAGAAGAGAGCATACGAGAACGGCGCGTTTCATTTTGAGCTCCAGGTTATTCCTCAGATAGGGCTTCAGCCCATAGACCTAGCCCCCACACTGCTACAATTACAGCGAACACACCCACGAGGGGCCAGTCTATGCCCATCAGTACTTCCCGCTCTTCTGGCCGCCGCCGTTGTCGCGCTCAGCTAGCTCCTCCCGAGTTGGGTACACGGGGAAGGGTTGCTGCTCGTTCAGCCAGTTGCGCTTGGCCAGGGCCTCCAGGATAGCCTCGTCTTTGATCTGCTCCATTGGTTTAAAATAAACTTGAAACAGGGTCTTGTCGTGGGGCTTGACGGACAGCTCAACCACGAACTGGAACGGGGCCAGACCGGACGAGGTGGCCTCCATGGCGAACTTGGAGAAGTTAGCGACGGAGGTCACGGGCAGATCGCACTGGATGAAGTCCGTCCGGGCCACCTTGTCGGGAGAGTTGACCACATCGGCAGGGAGGAGGAACAGTCGTTTGCTGTTCGAGCAGGCCTTGCCTCGGCCACCCTTGAGAGAGGAGCCCCACTCGTTCCGGGGGCAATCCACGCAGTAATCCGACTGGGGGTCCTCCGCTCCAGGATTGTCCTTGCCGTCGCCGTCGCTCGGGGTCAGGTTCTCCTCCTCACGTGCGAAGGCGTAGCAGACCGGCAGGGTCACCTTGTTCGCGTTGTAGTCCGTGTCGAAGAACTTGTTGTGAATGAGGGAGTCGATCACGATGCACTCGATCTTGTCCCCGGGCATCAACTGGTCCCCGATAGACAGGCGACCCGACTTGAAGCTGATGAACCCACCGCTGGGCTTCTCCACCTCTGCTGTCTTGACTGCGACGGCCTTCATCCGGTCGCGCCAGGACCCGGGCATGGGCACCGCAACGGCTGTAGCCTTCGCAGGTTTGGCAGGGGCGACCTCGGTGGAGGGCTTGGTATCCTTGGGGGTAGTGGCCATGTGGGCTCCTAGACGTTGAGGGGGGGAGGGCCGTCTTGATAGGCCCAGTGCGTGGGTTCTTCTATGCCTCGGTCGCTAAACCAGGCATATCCGTTGATATGCGGGAGTTCATAGCTTTCTTGCCAGTACTCCCATATACCGTCGAAATCCAACTCTATCAGCTTACCGTCGACAATTCGCGCCAGGTATAGCAGGCGTTTATTGTCTTTGGGAGCCGACTCGATGGGTTGCCACCCTACGTTCATACGTTGAACTTGATAGAGTGCTTGGGGACGGAGAGGACGCCGGGCAGGTTCACGTCGTCTTTCCACCGGGCCTTGACGGCCGAGACGGTGACGCGCTTCTGAAGAAGGTCAACCGCGCCGTTCTCCACGATGTAGTCGAGCAGCTTCGGCCAGCTGTCCACCAGGGGCTCGTCGGTGGTGACGAGGTTCACGACGATGCCGCCGTCCTCGTAGGTGTCACGACCTTCCTGGGCCATGGCCTCGATGAGGGCGTTCGTGAGGGCTTTCTCCTCCTGCTCCAGAAGGTCGGCCTCACGTTGTAAGCTGAGGCGCTTGGAGCGGACCGCCAAGATGGCGGGGACAGAAATGGTAGACATGTAGGCTCCTAGACAAGTGGTGAGGGAGACCCCTATTCTAGCCGAATCGGGGTCCCAGGTCGAGCCTTATCGGCTGGCCTTCTTGCCCTTCTTGACGACCGCTGCAGCGGCCTCGGGGCTATCCGGGGCCGTCCCGCCCGTTTCGTCGCCTGCAGGGGCCGATTCCTCCCCCGCGCCGGGGCTTTCCTCGCCCTCGGGTCCGGTCGCCGTCGCGGCTTTTGCGGCCTTCGCTGCCGCCGCCTTCGCACTCTGCTCCTTGCGGTCGAGCTTCAGGGGCTCCCAGGAGTAGCCCTCAGGGGCCTGGAAGGTGTACTCCTGGTCGTCAGCGTGGTGGCCCGGGCAGTAGAACGAGCAGCCCTTGATGGTGACGTAGGTGTACTTGATCTCGCCGAACGTGGTCTGGGCGGCCACGACGCGCTCGCCGTTGACGCTCAGCTCGTACGGGACGGCCTTCAGGGGCATCGGGTACTTGATGGCCTTGTAGGTGTTGCCGGCGGCGTCCACGAGCTGGACGACAGCAGCCACACGGCGCGGCTTGGCGGCCTTGGCTTCGGTTTCAACGGGGGCTTCGGCGGTTGCGGTGTCTTCGGTCATGATTGGTCCTTGCTGTTGCGGGGAGGCGAGGCCAGAGGTGGCCCCGTGGTTCGGATTATACCGCTGGCGCGGCACGAGGTCTAGCGGTTCCCAGACGAAAGTTAGGGGATTGCGAGAAGGTACCCCAGGATGGCGAGGACAAACAGGGACAGGGAGAGGTTGAGGAAGGTGTGGTAGGGGCGCTTCTTGGGGTAGTGCGGACCACTGTAGGCCGAGGTGCGCTTGAGGTCGTAGTGGGACTGGTAGCTCTTGAGTTCTCTCATTCGGCTTCTCCTTCAGTGTCGAGTTCCAGACCTTTCTCATGCTCGTCGATGGCGCGAACCCAACGACCAATGTACTGCTTCAGCATCTCGCGTCGTTCGTCGTCGAACAGCATGTCGCTACTGAAGACGGAGGCGTCTATGCCTTCGCAGTTCTTTTCCAGATGGTTCATGTCAGTTCCTGTTCTTGGCGAGGAAGAGGAGGACACCGATGCCGATGCCCATGAGGGCTCCGTAACTGCCGTAGGTGTAGCCGCCCAGGAGGGAGCCGATGGAGGTGAAGAGGAGGAGTTCCATGTTAGTCGATCCTCTTGGTCAAGAGTTCCCCCACTGCCAGGCGTTGGTCCTCGGGCATACCGAGCAGGATTTGCTCTGAGAAGCTGCGGCGGAGGTTGGCCTTGTAGGCCGCGCTCACCGCCTCCATGATCTTCTCGTTCAGTGCGGCGGTCTTCTCATAGTGGGAGAGGTCCACCTTGGCAACGACCCACTTGTAGGAGATGGCGGAGTTGGGCTCGATCTCAACGCCGTCATGCACCTCCATGACCGTGACGAGCTTCATAGAGTCTTGGGCCACCACCACGACCAGGTCGCCCGGGGAGAGGTTGAGGTCCGTGACGTAGGTGTAGGACTTCTCGGCGGTGCGTCGCGTTTCGTCAATGGAGGTGTCGAAGCTGACGTGTACGGTGCGGGTGTCGGAGCGCATGAGAGCGCAGATGTTCTTGTCCATGATGGATTCCTTTCAGTGGTCTTGGTAAGCAATGAGTGCGATGGAGAGGAGAAGGAGCAGTTCCATGTTACCTCACCCCCAGCTCGCGCATAAGAGCGGCGACCTGCGTCTCCAGGGTCTGAATCCGCAGAATCAGCTCCACGTCGCTTCTGAAGGCGGTGCGGCTATTGGAACGGTTGGGCGGGATGTCCGCCCCCTCGATGGCGCTCTTGATATGGCCGGGGTTCAGATCGAACCGGAACAGAGCACGCTCTTTGGGGTCCTCGTTGATTGTCTTGGCGAAGGCCGTGTTGTCGAGCTCAGATGCGGCGTAGCGTCTGACTACGATCTTGTTCAGAGCGAGGGCCTCCTTGAGGGAGAGGACGCCACGGGTGACGCCGCTGTCGCGTTCGCCTTTGTCGTGAGTAGCAAGTCTGGCCATGTTAGGCTCCAAAAGTGAGGATGAGGATGAGGGCGACGGCGGCAAGAGCGCAAGCCCAGTAGGTGATGCGGTCGTGGTTGTCCATGCTCATCGCGGCTCCCCCACGTCCAGGTCCAAGTACTTGACGTCCACACCGGTGTCGGGGCCGGAGAGTTGACGGCGGAGGGTGTCGAGGTACTCACGCTCGGCCCAGGTCTTGAGCATGGCCTCCAGCTCTTGGAGGTGACCAGCCACGTGGGCCGGGCGGTTCTGGCCGTAGACCACCTTCAGGGAGTGGACGGCCCAGGCGAGGCTCTTGGCTTGTTTGTGGTTCATTCCCCGCTCTCCTCAGCCTTGTCCTCGTCGCAGCGGAGCTCATAGATGGGCCGGGGGGTCTTGTCCGGCTCAGTATAGCCCGTGATGACGCGGCGGCACGTCTCGCTGTCCTCCTTGAAGTTGGCGGTGACCGCGACCATGAGCTGGGGGCGATAGCCGTCATAATCGGGGCCGTACCAGGTGAAGGAGTAGAGCCGTGCGAACGAGCCCGCGTCGTCCCAGCTGTAGGTGCTGTCCGGGTTGGAGTGGACGAAGGCGTCGAGCAGAGCTGCGAGCCCCTCGTCCTTGAGACCGGAGAGGTTCTTCAGGGTCATCGAGATGGCGGTGTAGTAGTGGTCCACATACTGGCTGACCTTCGCGTCGTGCTTGTCCTTCAGGTACTCTACGCTGTCGAGGAGCTTCTTCACGGGAGCAGAGCGCATCCACTGGCGGGAGTGGTTGAGCTTCTTCGCCTTCAGCTGAAGCTCCTCCATGATCCGCTCCTGGAGCGTCTTCACTGGGTTCTCGTTCATGTCGTCTAGCCTAGGTGCTCCGGGGTCCGCCCGGTCGGTACCGAAGTATAAGCGGGCACGCCACTGGCGGGGGAGAGAATCGTATGTAATTCCTGGACTAGCTAGTAATCGCGGGCGCTCGCGCGTATACTTAAATTCCCCCGCCGTCTAGGAGAAAATTATGCCTCGTAAGGGAGTTCACTCTATTCCCCGACCTGCTATACCTGAAGGATGGTGCTTCACGGTAGAGGCGTCACGTATACTGAATGTCCATACAAGCGCTGTCAATGATCCAGTCGTTCGGTATGATGTCCCATACCGCAAAGTACAAGGTTGGGTCATTTACCATATTGACAGTCTCAAACTGGTCGCCAAAGAGATTGAAGCTATAAGGGCGTCCAAGAAGGACAAGAGGTATCGTCAGCCGCAGGAGACAAGTAATGCCTAAGTTCCCAGCCCCAATAAATATAAACACTCTGGCTCCTGTAATTGCTAAACGCAGGATGACCTACGAGGATGCGACGGCCATAGATCTCAAAGTGCTCACCCCGGAGCAGCTTAAAGAGGAGGTTGGTTTCATACCCCCCGGACTAGAGTCAGCTCAGCGGCTCGTGTACTTCGACGTTGAGGGCCACCCGGTTATTGACCCAAAGACTGGGAAAGAGTTCGCACGATTCAAGTTAGTGTACGTCGATGGATGGGTACACAGCTCCCCCAAGTACATGCGGTATGCGCAGCGAGGGGGTACTTCTGGAAATATGACATATGTACCCCGAGGGGTGGGCATAGACTGGATAGCGGTGACCTCGGACCCCAAAGAGCCGATCATGATCACTGAGGGGGAGTACAAGGCAATCACAGCCTGTAAGGCGGGCATAGCTACGGTGGGGCTCTCTGGGATCAACTCAATTGATCCTCAAAGCCGTAAGATGACGGTGCCCCTGGAAAGCATCACCTACGTAGGTCGACCAATTCCTATCTGCTTTGACGCCGAGCCGGAGTGTACGGAGGATGAGCCCCTTCGCCCCGCTATTGAGCTGAAGGCGGCCAAGGCCTTGGCGAGCAAACTGACCACACTGGGCGCCGAGCCCTACATGGTCTACATTGCTAAGACAGAGACCTTCCTGAAGCAGAATCCCAGGGTTAAGATGGGCGTGGACGACTTCTTCCACGCCGGAGGGACGCAGGATGAGCTAATGGCCACCGCTACCCCGGTGCCGGAGGAGAATCTGATTCTAGCAGGAATGTGCCAGGATTGGTGCGTGTACTTGGGGTCGAAGCCCTTCGTAATGAATAGGCATCGCCCGGTCCATAAGCACTCGCCCGGGGACTTCAAGCAGACTATCGTAGCTGATAAGAGAATCAAAGTACAGGATGGGGAGCGATTCAAAGTGTTACCTGCCGGGGAGGTCTTCCTACAGAGTCCGCTCCGCCCCGTGTTCCATAAGATGTGCTTCGATCCAGGAAGCGAGTTTGGGCTAAACCAGGATAAGGGGGCGTTCAATACTTGGGTGGGAATGGCAACCTTGCCCGGACTGAAGGGGCCTGCCGAGTTTGACCGGGATATTGCTCTGTTCCATAGGTACCTAGGCGGCATGGTCGGGGAGGAGAATGTGGAGTATGTCGAGAAGTGGATGGCTCACATTATTCAGAAGCCCGAGGAGAAGACCACGATTGCCATTGTCTTGGCGGGTAAGACAGAAGGGACAGGCAAGTCATTATTCGGGGTCCTAATTGGCGCTCTGGTCGGGGAACGATACCGTGTACAGAAGACGTTCGATGAGATATTTGACCACTATGGGGGCCATAATCTGGAGAGCAAGTTGCTCGTACAGATTGAGGAGTCGGAGGGGGTCAGCAAGATGAAGATGGCGCGTCTGCGGGACTTCGTGACCAATAAGAGCGTCACCATTAACATGAAGAACGTGGCTACATACGACAGCGATAACCTGGCCCGGGTACTTATCACGGCGAATAGTCTCACGCCTATCAAGATGGAGGAGACCAGCCGTCGTTGGTTCGTTACCAGGACGACCCTGACGGAGGAGCAGGTCAAGGGTTGGTGGAGCGAGTGGGTTAGAAGGGAAGTGTGGGAACGCTTCTGTCTGGATAAGAGTGAGGATGGAGACTGGCCCCGCCGCCATCTTATGTACCATCTGAAGAATTGTGTAGACTTGCGCTATTGGGAGCCAAACGCCCCCGTGCCCATGACCGAAGCGGCGGAGGACATGATTGAGGCCTCCAACGGTGCCGGAGAGCTGGGAATTGTGGAACTGTATGGAATGCTGGTACAAGACAAGGAGGGTTTCCTTATCCTGCCCAAGAATGTCCAAGCGCTCAACTCTAGCTTCTGGACCACCATGATTGACTACGTCAAAAACAAAGGGGGAACGGTGCTGAGAATGGAGACCAAAGCATACGGAGAGAAGTTTGACGCCCGTGTTTTGTGCCCCCCGGGGTCGGCCCCCCCGACTCGGTTAGAGGGTATGGGAAATGGGAGGAAGCGTCCTGTCCTTGACCTCACTAAATGGGGTAAGGATCAGGCGGATTACATGCGTGCCAAGGACCGTTTGATTGCCTGTTTTGAGCAAGTGGCCCCTATTTTGCGCCTTTCGGACGATCAACTCACGGCTGTACGCCGCTACAAGGGCACAAAGTACTCGTGAAGGGGGGTTCGGGGGGGTCGAGAGGGGGGAGCGGCTGAAAAGCGTTATAGATCAAAAGGTTAGTTTCTGTTAGACCCCCTAGACCCCCCGGACCCCCCGAGTTTTTGATTAGATAGGTAACGGTTTGGTAGCTCTCTCCCCTAGATCGTTTTTGTGGGAGGGGGGTCGGGGGGTCGGGGGGGGCGGAACTAGGGTTTACACTGGTGTGTTATGGCCCCCAGGACAGGGCAGGATAGGGGTGATTTCTTGGCCCCTGCCATGTACATCATGTTGATGTTGCCCCTATCGGCACCATGCCTGTGATAGTGAAAATTAACTAGACTTTCAGCCGAAAATAGGGTACTCACGCGCGCTCGCGCTCCTTACGTTAGTACACCCTCGGCTATCGACCCACGCCGCGCCATAGCGAAAAACGATTAGCCACGCGGCGCTGCGCGGGCTATACTTCTCTTCATCGGTAGGCGAGGTGCTTACCGACTAACCTAAGTGAGAACCGTATGAAAAAGATTTTCGTGAATGCCGCTACTGAAGTTCGTACTCTGTCCCCCTTCGCCTACCGTGACCCGATTAAGAGCCTGGAGAAATCGAATGAGGCCCGCGTCGAAGTCGACGGTGTTCGGGTGTTCCGCTCCTGCGTTACGTCTGGCCGTGACGTTAAGAACGCTGCGAGAGCCCTGAAGTACCACCTGTACTTCTATGCGACCGAAGCCGATGCTAAGGTTGGCCCTGCTGCCCGCGAGTTCCTGCCGATTACCTCTGCCGAGTATGCCGAGTATAAGGGTAACCCCTCTAGCGTTATCTCCCTCGTTTCGGCTAGCGAAGCCCCCGCGGTCGCCGTCGAGCCCGTCGCCGAAGCCCCGAAGCGTAAGGCGAAGCGCGAAAAGGTCGCCGCGTAAATAGGGGTAACCCCTAGTAGACTAGCCCTTCGGGGCTAGTCCTAACCCGAGAACCGACATGCTTGACATCCTGCTCCTCCCCGTGTTTATCCTGGCTCTAGGCTGGTGGGGTCTGATCCCCTGGCTGCTCGTGGTGGTGTTCGTATGACCCGCAGCGAGATAGCCCGAGCCAGAGACGCAGCCAAAGCCAAGGCGCAGGCCTATGAGCCGGGCCTGGTGGCTGAGGCCTGGTGGCGAGAGTACAGACGCCTAGCTAAGCTGTATAACTCCCTACCTATGGAGGTACGCTTCCATACTCGCAACCCCTAGTCCTTGCCCCCTTCGTGGGGCATTTGCTTTGTCTGCTCGGCATTCGTTGTTTGTGCTACTGTTGTTGCCTTGTTTTTGTGAATGTAATGAGGCGGGGCGGGGGCTAGGTGTGTGAGTCTCCTGGCTTCCCCTCTAAGTGACCCCAATATTTGGTTGTCAGCACGTTTTGCACCGAAATTTTTCAGATTTTCTGGTGCATGCAACCAATACTCGACGCGAATGCAGCAAAAGTCGGCCCGCTTCCGTACCCTAGCCCGCGACTTTTGCCTGCATTAGCCCCTTTCGCTTGTGGACTTTACTTCCCCCGGCGACCGAGGTAGAATCGGGCCCCATGGATGCCCAGCCAATACCGCCGGTTGAGAGGGACCCCGCCCTCCAAGCACTACTTGACGCCCCCGAGCTGGTCCTACAGGGCCTTGACCTACAGATGTCCCCCGAGCTGACCCGGCTCCTTGAGCGCGGTCTGATCGGGAACAGCCTCCCACCCATATTAAAGGACTCAAAAGCAGCTAAGGCGTTCCAGCAGGCCTTTGAAATGATTGGTGGGGTCCCACGCCTCGCATTATGGGCGGACCAGAATCCGACCAAGTTCTACACCCTGTACTCCAAGCTTGTCCCCGCCACCGCCGAGATCCATGAGAAGCGGGACATAAACGTCACCATTTCCTGGGCCTCCGCTGAGCGCCTCTCATATCGGGCAGACCCCAATTTGACGGTTGAGATGGACCCCGGGGGCGACCAAGATGGCTAAAACGTTTGAATATGTCCCCCGCCCCCATTTCTTGCCCTTCCACAACCGCAAGCAACGGTGGGCTAACCTCTGTACTCACCGCCGCGCGGGGAAAACCGTGGCCCTCGTCAATGACGTAATTGTTGGCTCCCTCCAGTGCCCAGAGCGCAAGCCTCAGCATGCCTACGTTGGACCCACGTTCACACAATCCAAGCGGATTGCCTGGGCATACCTGAAGGACTACAGTGAGCAGTACTGGTCCAAACCTCCGTCAGAGTCCGAGTTGAAAGTATCATTACATGGAGACCGCACAATTTACTGTTTGGGAGCAGACAATCCAGACTCCCTGCGGGGCATGTACCTTGACGGGGGTGTGGGGGATGAGTACGCGCTTTGGAGACCCTCTGTATTTTCCACTATCATCCGACCAGCCTTGTCAGACCGAACCGGCTGGTGGGTATTTGCTTCCACCCCACGAGGCAAGAATCTGTTCCACAAGGAGTGGAAGAAAGGGCTGAAGAACCCCAACGCCTACTTCTCTTTGATGTTACGGGCGTCTGAGTCAGGTATCATTCCCCAGTGGGAACTTGATGCCCTCCGGGAGGACATGGACCCAGAGGAGTTCGCGCAGGAGTACGAGTGCTCATTTGATGCGGCCCTGAAGGGTGCGATCTATGCCAATGAGGTCAACATGCTCTTCCTTGAGAAGCGCATCCGACCCCAGCTGTATGACCCCCACCTGCCAACCCACGTCATATTTGACCTGGGCTTCACTGACGCCACCGTGGCGATCTACTGGCAAGAGTCCCCCCAGGACCAGTCTATCCGCATTGTAAATGTGGATAGCTCCCACGGGAAGGACATCCAGCACCACATTGACGCCATTCTCGCCTTCAAGGGCCTCGGAGAGCTGGGGAGCGTTTGGCTCCCCCATGACGCCAAGGCCAGAAACCTACAAACCGGCCGGTCCATCGTGGAGCAGTTCCTCGACAATGAGATCCGCCCCTCCCTGGTCCCTGGCCATAAGGTGCGGGACCGACTGGCCGCTACCCGGAAGCTGTTCCCTCAGATTTACATCAGTGAGGAGTGCTCCGAAGAGCTGGTTGAGGCCCTGAAGGGCTACCGTAGGGAGTGGGACGAGAACCGGCTGATGTTCTCCGACACCCCATTCCATGACTGGTGCTCAGATTTTGCCGATGCGTTCGGGTATATGTGTGTTGTTGCCGCCCCCCGGTTCAACTCACCACACACTTCCGCCGACAACTCCCTTGACGCCCGCAAAGCACGCTCCCGCAAGGCCACCCCAGCCACACCGTTCATCTCGGTCAACCTAGAGCACCTGTTTCAAGACCATGAGGACAGACTGAACTCGTCCAACCGGAGAATACAATGAGTACTGACCCCAGCTCGGGCACAATTGTCAAGCCCTCAGAGCTTACCCCGTATGAACGGTGGCAAGAGGAGATCAAACAGGCTGAGCTGGAGCTGAAGGACTTCCACAATCGCGGGAACAAGGTGAACCGCCGGTTCCTGGACGAGCGTGATTTGCTCCAGACCGGCAACAAGTGGTTCAATATCTACTATGCCAACACGAATATCCTGAAGGCGGCCCTGTACGCGCAGATTCCCAAACCTGCCGTCTCTAGACGCTTCAAGGACTACGAGGACGACACTGCACGGGTGGCCGCGCTGATATTGGAGAGGTCCATCACCCAGGACCTGGACGACCCACGGGACACCTACGACTCCACTATGCACCACTGCGTACAGGACCGGCTCATCCCCGGCTTGGCCGCTGCTTGGTTGCGCCTTGAGACCGACACCGCCGAGATACCGTATGAATCTATCAACGGGGAGGAGGCCCCCGCTAACTACGAACCGCAGCAGGAGGTGACAGATCAGCGCATCTGCGTGGACTACGTGTATTGGAGAGACTTCATCTGGTCCCCGTGCCGCATTTGGTGCGAGCGCCGCTGGACCGGGCGGATCGCCTATATGGACCGGGACGCGCTGATCAAGCGGTTCCCGAAGGTGGGGGAGAAGGTACCACTTGACTTCTCTGTCACAGCCTTCAACGGCACGTCTGGGGACTCCACCCCGTCAACCACCCCCAAGCATATGGCGGTGAAGCAGGCCCGCATTTACGAGATTTGGGACCGCACGACGAAGAAGGTGTTCTGGCTGTCCAAGAACTACCCTGAGATTCTGGACGAGAAGGATGACCCCCTCCACTTGGTAGGGTTTGAGCCGTGCCCGGAGCCGATGCTGGCCAATATCACCACCAGCAATACGTGCCCCCGTCCTGACTACTACATGATTCAGGACCAGTACACTGAGCTTGACGTACTGAACAACCGCATCAGCATGCTCCTCCAAGCCTGCAAGGTGGTCGGGGTCTACGACAAGTCCGCAGAGGGCGTCCAACGGATGCTCAATGAGGGGTTCGACAATCAGTTGATCCCGGTCGACAATTGGGCTATGTTCGCCGAGAAGGGCGGCATTAAGGGCCAGGTGGATTGGCTCCCCCTGGACGTGGTGGTGGTCTCCCTGACCCAGCTCATTAACAACCGTGAGCTGATCAAGCAGCAGATTTACGAGCTGACGGGTATCTCTGATATCGTCCGGGGGGCCACGAAGGCCTCAGAGACCCTGGGCGCGCAAGAGATCAAGTCCAAGTTCGCCTCCATCAGCATCAAGACCCGGCAAGATGAGGTGGCCAAGTTCGCGGCGGAAATCCTCCGCATCAAGGCCGAGCTGATGATCAAGCATTTCACCCCTGAGATGATCGTCAAGAAGTCCAACATTGAGGCGACCGGGGCGGCCAACCAGCAATTCGTCCAGTCTGCTCTTGATATGCTCCAGAGCGAGGACGGATTTGAGTGGAAGATAGAGGTGACTGCTGACTCCATCGCCCAGGCTGACTACGCCATGGAGAAGGCAGACCGTATGGAGCTGTTGGGGGCCGTCAGCGGCTACCTGGAGAAGTTCCTGCCCATGCTCCAGGCCTTCCCGCTCTCTGCCTCCATCATGGTCTCCATGTTGAAGTGGGCCATCGCCGGGTTCCGCAACGCCTCCGAGATTGAGGGCCTCTTGGACCAGGAGCTGGACAAGCTGTCTAAGGCCCCGCCTGCTCCGCCGCCTCCGAACCCAGAGCAGCAGAAGGCCCAGGCCGAGCAGCAGAAGATGCAAGCCGAGATGCAACGTGACGACAAGAAGTTCGGCATGGAGCAGCAGAAGATGCAAGCTGAGATGGCGATGAAGCAGAAGATGAACGAGATGGAGCTCCAGATGAAGCAGATGGAGCTCACCTTCAAGATGAAGGAGCTGGACCTGAAGGAGCGCGAGATGCAGATGAAGATGGACTTCTCCCAGCAGGAGGCCATCCAGAAGCAACGCGCATCCCTCGCAGAGCAGCAGATGTCCCTCGACGCCGAGGCTCAGCGCCATGAGCAGGAGGCAGCGTTCACGCAGGAGACCCACGAGCAGGGCCTGGAGCAATCCGCAGCGGTCGGAGAGCAGAAGGTGGCCCAGGCGAAGGCCGCTGCCAAGGCCGCACCGAAGCCCGCAGCTAAGAAGGGAGAATGACATGGCCCGAATGACCTACGTCTACATCGATGGGGTGGCTTATGAAAAAGGTTCGGAGGCTTATTACCTGGCTAAGGGCGCTGCTCTACCAGGTGCTGGGTCCGCCCCCGCCGTGCTCGCTGACCAACCTGACTTCGTTTCTCCTCTGGACGGTAAGCTGTACTCTGGTCGTGCTGGCATGCGTGATCATAACGCTCGGCATAACGTTGTCAGCAATCGCGATCTTGTGGGACTTCCTACACTGACGGCCAACTCTGATTTCCGCTCCACGGAGCAAAAGCGGGCTGATGCCGACAACCGGAAACGGCTCGTCATCAACCAAGTGAACAAGCACTACAAATGACACCTGAAAGGTCCATCATGTCCGACACCGAAATCGTTGACCGCCGTGAAGCTATCGAGGCTGCTTTCGAGGAGCACAACGTAGTTGAGGAAAGCGTTGCTGCACCGGCCCCCGCGCCGACCGAGGCCCCGAGCCCCGCCCCCGCTCCTGCGGAGCCTGCAGAGGGCGATTCCGGGGCTGAGACGACCCCTGCCGAGGGGCGGAAGGCGGCGACTTCCGCACCCGCTCCTCAACTTCCCGTGGATGTCGCCCCCAAGAGCTGGCGCGCTCCGCAACGCGCTCAGTGGGACAAGCTCCCCCCGGACGTGCGTCAAGAGGTCATGCGCCGCGAGCGTGAGGTGACCAAGGTGATCGGGGAGTCAGGCGAAAGCCGCCAGTTCGTCCAGCAGTTCCACCAGGCCGTCCAACCGTTCGCTGCTCGCCACCAGTCCCTCGGGGTCCAACCCATCCAGGCCGTCCAGGCCCTGTTCAAGTCGGACTACATCCTGGCTACTGCCCCCAAGGTCCAGCGGGCTCAGTTCATGGCCAAGCTGATCAAGGACTACGACATTGACGTCCACGAGCTGGATGCGGCCCTGGCCGGGGTTGCCCCTGTGGACCCCGTGTCCTCCACCGTGGAGCAGCTGGTCAATCAGCGGTTGGCCCCGGTCCTACAGCAGTTCAACGTCCTCCAGCAGCGTGAGGTGGCCCAGGCCCAGCAGACCCAGGGCCAGATCATGCAGAGCATCGACCAGATGGCTGCGGACCCCACGTATCCGCACTTCCAGGACCTGCGGGAGGACATGGCGGACATTGTTGACCTTGCTGCGAAGAGGGGGGTTTACTTATCGCTCCCGGAGGCGTATAGTCGGGCCGTTGCGATGAACCCAGAGGTTAGCAAGCAGGTAGCCAACCAACAGGCTACCGAAGCCGCCCGTGCTGCCAGAGCCGCGAAAGATGCGAAAGCTCGCAGAGCATTAGGTGCTTCGGTGTCAGTGGGAGGCGCTCCTGGCGGAGCACCGAGTGGGGCCTCAGGAGCAAATGACCGTAGAGCGACCATCGCTGCGGCGTTCGACAACCTTGGAGGGCGGTGAAATGGCGATTCTGAACAATCTCCTCCGCCGCATTCTCGGGCCCATGTCGTTCCCCCGATTCCAGGTCCCACTCGATGCGGTTGTGACTCAGGTCTACCAGCCCCCACCCCAGGTGAAAGTGACGTCGGTACCCAACCCGCCGAACACACCGCCAACTCTCTAGGAGCCCATCATGGCATTTCCGAACGCAGCGGTGAGTGACGTCATCGCCACCACCATCCAGTCGCGCACCGGCGACATCCAGGACAACGTCACGTCCAACAACGCGCTTCTGATGAAGCTGAAGCAGCGGGGGAACATCAAGACGTTCTCTGGCGGCAACGTCATCCTCCAGGAGATCAGCTTCGCGTCCAACGGCAACGCTGGCTGGTACTCGGGCTATGAGACCCTGCCGATCGCAGCGCAAGACGTTGTGTCCGCCGCCGAGTACACCATCAAGCAAGCCGCTTGCCCGGTGACCATCTCGGGTCTGGAGCAACTCCAGAACGCCGGCAAAGAGCAGATCATCGACCTGCTCGACGCACGCATCGAGGTGGCTGAGTCCTCGATGGCCAACCTGATCGCCTCTGGCCTCTACAGCGACGGCACCGCCGCTGGCGGCAAGCAGATCGACGGTCTGCTGAAGCAAGTCTCCACCGTTCCCACCAACATCGTCGGCGGCATCGACCGCAACACCTGGCTGTTCTGGCGCAACCAGTACTTCCGCATGCTGACCACCGGCGGCGCTGTCGCCTCGGCGGCCAACGTGCAGACGTACTTCAACCGCATGTGGTCCAGCCTGGTCCGTGGCAACGACCGCCCCGACCTGATCATGGTGGACAACATCCTGTGGTCGTTCTACATGGCGAGCCTCCAGGCCATCCAACGCTTCACCGGAACCGAGACTGCCAAACTGGGCTTCGTGTCCGTGAAGTACATGGACGCTGACGTGGTGCTCGACGGCGGCATGCAGATCAACTGGACCTCGACCGGCGCGGCTGGCGTCCCGGCCCCGTTGTCTGTCCCGGCCACCAGCGCGTACTTCCTGAACACGAAGTACCTCCACTACCGGCCGCACGCGAACCGCAACATGGTCCCGCTCTCTCCTGGCCAGCGCTACAGCGTGAACCAAGATGCGGCCGTCCAAATCCTGGCCTGGGCCGGAAACCTGACTTCGTCGGGCCTCCAGTTCCAAGGTCGGATGGACAACACCTGATCCGAAGCAGGGGGCGGTTAGTGACGAGCAAGGGTGTCCAACCTTTAACGCCGCCCCCTGCCGAGGACCCATCAAGGAGATCACCGTGGCAACCACAACTGTCGACAATCTCAAGGAAGCGCTCCAGAAGTACCAGGCCGGCACCATGGCCCTGGGCGAGCTGCTCGCGATTCTGCTTCGCTTCCTTGACCTCACCGAGGAGCCGCCGGAGGTTGAACCCCCGGCACCGCCTCCCGCCCCGGCACCTGCGCCGGCCCCTGCGGTCGCCTCTCGCACCACGAAGGGAGACAAGTCATGAGCCAAGACTACGGCAGCGCCACAATCGCTGGCGAAGTGAACAAGCGCGATGGTCGTGGCTACCAGGAGCCCATCGGAGCCTCCACCGTGGAAGTGGCTGGCTCCAACGAGCTGCTCAACGGCTGTATCGGTACGCGGCTGACGCAGATCGTCAAGGCTGGCAGCGGTGACCCGGGGCTCGCTCTCGGCACCAAGGGCTCGGCTCAGAACAATGTCGGTACCCCCGTCATTTGCTACTGGGTTGAGTCCACCGTCGCAGCTGCGGCGGGCACGGCCGGTCTGATCAACACGACGACCTGGACCTGGGCCTCGGGCGGCGGCACCGACACGATCGCAGTCGCGGTCGGCATCGGTGATCGCATGTGGGCCGGCGTGGCCATCGCAGCGTAAGGATTGAGCCGTGATTCCGCAAGTTGACCCTTTGGGCAGAGTTTACGTGAGCGCGGGGGGAACCCCTGCTTACTGGAACTCGGGGGTTGGCTACGACGCGGCGGGCCGCATGTGTACCACTACGGCCCTTGGCGCCAATGATGTTGCTGTTGGCGCGTGGCGACTTGACCCCTTGGGTCGTGTTGTTGTCGCCGCTCCGGGGGGTCCATTGTTCTACAACGATGGGCTCCCCTTCAATTCCAACGGGTCGATGGCTCGGGTGGTGGACACCGCCCCCGCCGCCAGCGACCCGTACAACCACGGCATCCGAGTCCAGCCTGCTGGCGGGGTCCACTTCACTACCGCTGCTCCCCCGGCTCTACTGTCCGGTTTCGATTCTGGCTTTGATGGAGGCTTCGGAACGTGATGGCCCGCAGAACAATCGCCGCGTTGCTGGCTGAAGCAACTGCCAATATTCCCGACAACTCCTCAGGTCTCATCAGTCCTGCGGACGTTCGGGATTTGTTCAAGAACCTCGCCGACACATTCTCCCCCGGCTATGCCGCTGTGGCCCGCGCGTCCCTGGTGCTCCCGGCTCTCGGGCTCCCGCCCCAGATCGTCACCTACGACACTCAGTTGGTGCTGACCCCGGACTACACGGTGAATCTGGCGGGGGGCTCCATCACGCGCCTCGCCGGTACTCTCAACCCGACTTTCAACCGCGTGACGTTCGCTTGTGGCGTGGCCGCCCCGAACGGCAACGAGGTGGTCTTCCAGCTCTACCGTGACGGCGTGGCTATCCCCGGCGGGTGTGAGATCAGCGCCCAGGGTGCGGCGAACATCGTTCTGGCGACGTTCAGTTTGCCCTCCGCCACCACTGACGGCCTCGATCATGCTTATGACGTCCGCGCTACCAAGGTGAGCGGCGGTGCGGATAACGTCACTCTCACCAACGTCCGGTTCATTCTGGAGTACATTCCAACCATCGGGGCCTAACGCCCTCAACCCTAGGAGCACAGCAATGTCCACCCCTGAAATCGACTTCCAGATGAACTTTGAAGACGCCCAGCAATCTGAGGCGGACAAGAAGCTGCTCGTGATCTTCTACAAGCGCGCGGAGAAGAATGAGACCAAGTCTGCCGAAGCTGGTCGCCCCATCTTCGACGAGTTCGATGCCGTCAAGATTCTGACCCCCGGCTCCAAGGACACCTACACCGGCGATGCCTCCCCTGACTACCAGCAACGCTTCCCCTCCCAGTGGTCGCGCTACAAAGCTGGACAAAGTCAAGAGCTGGCAGGCACGCCGCTCAGCCTCCTACCTTGGCTCGGCATCGGCCAGATCGCTGAGTTGAACGCCGTGGGTTGCCATACCGTGGAGCACCTGGCCGGTATGTCCGACGCGCTCAGCCAGAAGTTCATGGGCCACCACGCCATTAAGCAGCGTGCCCAGCAATACCTCGACGCCGCCAAGGGTAACGCCCCTCTCCTGAAGATGGAGGCCGCTCTTCAGAAGCGCGACGAGGAGATTGCTGAGCTCCGCGCTATGATCGAGGCCCAGGCCAAGGTTGTTTCCGCCGCTGCACAGAAAACGCCTGTCAAGACATAGGGGGTTATATGTCCGTTGGATACTGGAGTGCACTTGCGGTACTGAAGCAGGTAGCGGGGGAGCTGGGCCTCCCCCAAGCCCCAACTATCGTCGGTATTTCTGGCGTTCAGTCTATTCAACTGCTGTCTCTCCTGAACTCGGCGGGCAACGAGCTTCAGCTGTACTATCCTTGGGAGCAGTTCTCTAAGGAGTGGGTCTTCCCCACCGTAGTTGGTCAAGCTGACTACGATCTTCCTGACGATTGGTCCTACTTCCGCGATCAAACCCAGTGGGACCGCACGGACCACTGGCCTCTGCTCGGGCCGAAGTCTCCACAGGAGTGGGCGTGGCTGAAGGGCTCCCTCGTGGCGGCCCTTCCCCGTCAGCGTTTCCGCGTGGCTGACAATAAGTTCAAACTCTGGCCTGTGCCGGGCACTCCGAGCGTCACCTTGGCTATGGAGTACGTGGTCAAGAACTGGGTGCACCCTGCTACGGGTCCGGACGTGGATATGATAACCCTGGACGGCGATACTCTCCTTTACAATCCATGGCTGCTCATTAAGTTCGTCAAGTTCAAATTTTATGAGTTGAAGGGCTTCCCCACTACGGGGGTACAGGCTGACTTCATGCGTATCTTCAACTCGTTGACAGGTAAGGACGTGGGCGCCAAGATTCTCTCTTTGAGCCCGCGCTACACGAGCCAGTACCTGGGTCCGTGGTCGGTTCCTGACGGCTCTTGGGATGTGGGAGCCTAATCGTGCAGGTATCCTTCTTCCAGCCTCCCGTCAAAGAGGCCAACTCTGTTACGAGCGTACCCGCTCCGATTGGGGGCCTCAATGCGCGCGACTCCCTCGCGGCCATGCCGCCTACAGACGCCATCATTCTACAGAATTGGTGGCCCCAGCCTTACGGGGTCTCAGTACGGAAGGGCTATCGAGAGTGGGCTAAGGACATGCCTGGCGAGGTCCAGACCTTGGCCTCGTGGGCCTCCGCTACAGGTCCGCAGAAGTTCTTCGCCTGGTCTGGCGTAGGTATGTACGATATCAGCTCCTCGGGTGCGGTAGGGGCTCCCATCGTTACTGCTCTAGCCAATACTATTTGGGACACGGTTAACCTTGTAAACTCCGCCAACTCCTTCCTGATCGCCCTCAACGGGGTCGATAATGGTATCGTTTACCGTACTGCTGGAGTTGCGCGTATCGTAGCTGGCGACGGCATCGTACCCAATACATGGGCTGGTATCGACCCCGCTCATGCGGTTAGCCCCGTTGTGCACCAGCATCGCCTGTGGGTAGTGGAACGAGACTCAGCTAATGCGTGGTTCTTGCCCCCCGACGCGGTGCAGGGCACCTTCCTCAAGTATGACTTTGGCCCCTTGTTCAGTAGGGGCGGCTTTCTCCAATTTCTGACCACATGGACTCTCGACGATGGGAATGGGGCTACAGATCACTTGATCGCTGTTTCATCTCGCGGAGAGGCTATTGTCTACGAGGGTACGGACCCAGAGGATGATCTGGCTTGGAGATTGACCGGCGTGTACAATATTGGCGCCCCCGTGTCGGGTCGTCGTTGCTACTGTAAGGTGGGCGGTGACGTCTACATCTTGACTCAGCAGGGCGTCGTGTCTATGAGTGCCACACTGACCTCTACTAAGGTCAATGAGACTCAAAATAAGTTCGTCACGGACAAAATTCAGTTTCTTGTCTCGGAGTTGACGTCCTCCTACAGCGCTTTGTTTGGGTGGGACCTGAAGTACTATCCCAAAGAGAACATGCTACTCTCCAATGTCCCCTCCGTAACGGTTGGCGGGAACATACAACTGGCGTCGAATCAGCTAATCAATTCTTGGACAGAGTTTTTGAACCTAGACGCCGTTTGTTGGGGCACGTTCGGGTCTGCACCGTTCTACGGCGACTACAATGGTCGTGTTCTCGCTTTCTGGATAGGTTCAGCAGATAACGTCCTCGTTGACGGAACGGGCGGCGTTGCGATCATTTCTAGCGTTATGCAGGCCTACAACTATCTGGGGGCGTTTGCCACCCAGAAGCAAGTCGGCATGTACCGCCCTACGTTTGTAGTGAACGCCCCTCTCACGGTTAGCTCGTCTATCCTGTACGATTTCGACACCCGCGATCTGCCCGCCCCTACGGCCCCGTCCAAGAACTACTCTGCGCTATGGGACTACGGCCTTTGGGGCGTAGCTATCTGGGGTGGCGGGGATAACGTACAGAAGCAGTGGTTCCAGGCTGAGGGAATGGGCGTAGTGGCGTCGATTCGGATGGTGACTCAGACCGAAGCCGAGGTGCTGTGGGTCGCTACCGACTACAGCCTTATCAGTGGCAAGGGCCTGTTCTAAGGAACTGATATGAGTTGGCTAAAGTACCTGAACCCTATCGAGGCTACCAAGAAGGTCTATGACGAAGCCAAGAGGCTTCCCGGCACTTGGGAGTCTATCAGCAATAATGTTGTCGATATGTCTCGCGGGGACATATCTGCGAATCCGTTCGGCAAGGGGCAGTCTGGCTTCGACAAAGCTGCTGGCGGAGATTGGCTCTCCCAGTATCCTGCAGCTCGCACGGTGGGCCGGGCAGTTGGCTCCTGGTTTGCGGGCGGAGCAGGGGGTGCGATCGGTAAAGGCGCGGTTGGCGTAGCTGGTGCGCTAGGTAACGCTCATGACGCCCAGAACGCAGCTGACGCCATTATGGCGGGGGGTGGTACGGGGCTAAATACTGGAGGGGCTCCGGGCACCTCTGGCGGCATGCCTATGCCTACTCCTGTAGGCACTGCTTTACGGAACAGAAATCAGCCTCTGCCGAAGATGTTTGACCCGAACTACAGGCCTAAGTCCAAGGAAACGACTACCACCGTAGACCTAGCTAGCGACTCAGAGAGCGAGGGGTATTGATATGCCTATCCGACCAGGTGAGACGGGCTACCCCACCATTACGCCTGGCAACACTGGCTTGCTCTCCGATCCAGTGCCTGCTCCCGTACCTGCTCCGGCCCCGGCTGCGTTCTCGCCGCCTGCCGCCGCCCCTACGGAAACCAACCCCGTCACCCCTTTGCCCGCTCCCCGGGCATCCGAGCCAGGAGCACCTATGGCTACCGCACCCTCCCCAGCGCCTGGCGCTCCTTACACGTACAATCCTGCGTCTAGCGGCATGCCCAATGCCCCGGACTACCAGGCCTTGTCTCAGCAGGACTACGCATCTAATAAGGCCGCTACGGACGCTCAGACTGCGGCGAATCGACCGAACCAGGTAGACCAGTACGGCAATACGCTCACTTGGACCCAAGACCCGACTACAGGTCAGTGGTCCCAGCAGACGAGCTATGGCGAGCAAGGTCAGCAGCTCCAAAATCAGCAAAATGCACTTACCAATGGATTGATGGGTCAAGCTGGGGCGGCTATGGGCTCCCCTCTTGACATGAATGGGCTCCAGGGCTACTCCAACTATGACCCCTCCAAGCTCCAAGGAGTCAATACTGACCTTCAGTCTGGTACGGGCGCCATGGGTATGCTACGCGGCGGTTACGGGGACTTGGGCTCCGTATCTGGGGCTGGGCAGTTCAATATGGACCCCGTAGGCAACTCTAAGGCTATTCAGGATGCCACTTACGGATTGTTGGGCCCCCAACGGGAAATGGCTCGGAACGCGGAGATTCAACGACTGAAGAACCAGGGGCTTACTGAGGACTCCCCGGCCTTCCAGCGCGCCGTGCAACGCTTGGATCAGGGCGATACCGACGCTCAGCTCAAGTCTTTGCTCGCCGGCACCACTGAGTACGGGAACCAGTTCGCACGGGCCAGCGGTCAGAATCAACAGAACTTCGGTCAGAATCTCCAGAAGGGCCAGTTCGACAGCCAGAACCAGAACCAACGCTATGCCCAGGACCTGGGTCAAGCTCAGTTTGGTAGCGCGAACCAGCAACAAGCCTTCGGTCAGAATCAGAACCAGAGCGCCCTCGCCCTCGCTCTCCGTGGTCAGCAACAAGGTGAGCAGACTCAGCAGAATCAGCAGAATATGGCGATGCGAGATCAGCAGCTTAAGGAAGCTCTAACAGGTCGTCAACAACCGCTTAGTGAATTGACTAGCCTTATGAATCTGCGTAGTCAGAATACTCCTGAGTTTAGCAAGTTTGCTACGGCTTCCAATGCTGGCGGGACGGACAGTACCAAGGCAGCGGGTATGGACTACAACGCAGCCATGTCCAACTACAACGCGGAGCAAGCGAGTAAGCTACAGAACCAGAATGCCCTCATGAGTATCCTCGGCCAGCTCGGCACCTCGGCCAGCACGCCGGGGACGCCAGCGAACGACGCCTACAAGGTTGTTCTGGATATGCTCAAAGGATTGACGGGCGGAGGCAATTCTGATCCGACGAAGAACTACACCCCACCTGAGGACTACCCGGTGGACAGCGGGAATGGTGACCCCTACAACCCTGACTAAGGCAGAGCACCATGGACGAAATGCTTGACCCCAATGCCCCGCCTGACTTCGAGCAACAGGCCATCGCTATCGCGCGGCAACGCAAGGTGGCGGAGCTGCTGCGTAAGCAGGCTGGCGGTATGCCCGAGGGGCAGATGGTCTCGGGCCGGTTCGTCAAGCCCAGCGTGCTCGCCTCTCTGGCCCCTGTCCTGGGCAACTTCAATGCTCACCTCACGGACCTCGGCGCGGACAAGAACGAGAGGGCGTACCAGGGCAGAGCGGCGGAGGCCACTAAGAACTGGGAGTCCCAGCTTCCCCAGGCCGTAGCGGGCCGTGCGGAGTTGCCCGGACCCCGGGACGAGGGCGGGAGCCCCGAGCTGAACGCTATCCCTGCGCAACCGCTTACAACGGGCCGTATCCTGAAGCATACCTTGTCTGGCATGCGTATCCCGGGCAACGAGAAGGCGGCTGCTCTGACCAACCAAGCTCTCATGGGCGAGCTGACCCGCGAGGACACTCAGCAAGAGAAGAGGGACGCCGCCCACGCATCCGCTATCGCTACTGCCCAGAAGCAACAAGCAGATTTGGAATGGAAGCGAGAGCAGCTTGGCGCTACCTTGGGTCAAAAGAAGGATCACGATGCTCAATACCTGGCTCTGACGCGCGATATTGCCGAGGCCAAGAACGCTGTAGATTGGGCGCGTATTCAAGCTACTAGGGATGCTGCCGCTTCTAAAGCTGACGCCAAGAAGGACGCTGCTGACGCCAAGATCACCCACCTCCCTGCCGCCCAAACCACGGCTTACCTGAACAACAAGACGGCTATCGGCAACATTGACGAGGCGGCTGATTTGGTTACCAAACATCCTGGGGCTGTAGGTCTCAAAGGGGTCGCACCCAATATCGTGCTTTCCCGTTACGGCACTGACGACGAGAAACGTGCTCGGGCTGCTATTGCCAACATTGGGTCTTTGAAAGTACACGATCGAAGTGGGGCCTCTGTCACCGTGTCGGAGTCTCCACGTCTGATGCCGTTCATCCCTACCATCAACGACGACGCCAAAACTGTGGCGGTCAAACTCAAGAACCTGAAGCGAGAGGCGGAGCGAGCCAACCTGGCTATTGAGGACTTCGCAGAGGAGAACAAGTACCATCGCCCGGGTACGACCAAGATTACTCCTGATGAACTCCCGACCAAGGTCGTCGGCGGCAAGACATACGTCCAGAAGGACGATCAGTGGTACGAGCAATGAAGCCCGTAACTGACCCCGCACTGCTGGCCGAGCTCAATGGGGGAGCCGCTCCGGGCAAACCTGTATCTGATCCGGCCCTATTGGCGGAGCTCAATAAGGGCTCTGGTGACGGCGAGGAGTCCTGGAGCGACTACGTCAAGCGCACCGACAAGGAGTTGGAGGGCGGTGTTCGTCATGGTCTGAATCGCGCTTCCCGGGGCATCGCGGATACGGCTGAGTTTATCGCCGGGCCCATGGCCAAGCCCTTCAAGATGCTCAATAAGTACGCCACGTCCAAGGGCTACCCCTTGTCTCCGGAAGACAAGAGCCTCCAATATGGTAAGGAGTTCGTGGGGAAGTCAGGACCTATGGCTAACATAGGCCAGATGGGCGCGGAAGCTGGCGTGGGAGCCCTTGCCGCCCCCGTTGCGGAAGCTCAGATGGTTAAGGGTTTGGGGCAGATGCTCCCACAGGCCACTGGTGTAGTCAAAGCGGCCATACCTTCCCTCTCCCAAGTGGGTGGGAACGCCATTGCCGGCGCTGCTACAGCTCCCGAGGGGGAGAAGACTGACGCAGCTGAGGGCGGAGCTATCGGCACAGTATTGGGGCAGACCTTGGGTAAGGGGCTGGCTGGCGGGGCTAATCTGGCTAAGAAGGGCAAGGATTGGATCGCTCAGGAGTTTCGTCCCAATGCTGGCGCCCCAGGTCGTGCCTTGAGCACTATCGAGCGTACTATTGGTAAGGATGAGGTTGGCAAGATCGCCGACCAGCTGGAGAATCCGCCGCCGAGTATGCTCCCCCGGACCTCTGCGGCCATGGCGGGAAGCGAGAAGTTGGGGGCTATGGAGCGCGGTGCTCGCTCACGCGGTCAGGCCGACTTCATCGGACACGACCAAGGCGTGGACAAGGCTGCGTGGGACGTCATCAAGGGTTCCACTAAGAATGCCGAGGACGTGCCTGGCCTTTCCGAGCAGGCCACGAAGATGTTCAATGAGGGTCAGGCTCGTCTCGACAAGTTGCCCTTCAGTCAGAAGAACCGCGAGGCAGTATCCAAGGAGTTGCTCAAACTGCGGAACTCCAACGAGGTCGTCGGGGACACCTCTGGCGTCGCGTCGAAGCAGATCGACAATATGCTACGGGCTGTCGACAATCCCGAGACTAGCTTGGGGGTTCTCGCTCAGTTATACACGACCGTTGACGGTTCCGTACCTGGCCTCGGACAGGCTAAGGCCGTTCTCAAGCGTGTGGCAGACGAACGTAGCAAGGGCGAGTTCTCCAATTTACTCCAGGGCTATGGGGTTACCAAGGATGCCTTGTCCGCTGCTGAGGCTTCTGCTGCCCTGCGCGGCAAGTTCATGGGAGATACGGGCATTCCCGTGACTCCCAAGTACTCAGGAGAGGCGGGGATCAACGCTACCCCCAATATCCAGTCCGCCCCGCTTCGCAAAGCTACGGTAGGGCAAGCTGCTGGATTGGCCCCAGATCAAGCGGCCCAAATGAATATGCTCTCAGATCAGCTCCGGGGCCATGAAATCTACAAATCCCCAGGTGCGTCCGCTATCGACATTGGCGGGGCGGAAGGTATCGCCACGGCGGGCCTCAACGCTGGTCCCTTGTGGAGGCTCCGGGGTACTATCAAGTCTGCCTTTGGCCCCATCAACGACAAGACGACCAAGGCTATCGATGACGCTTTGCTCGACCCTCAGAAGTTCCTCGCTCTGATTGAGCAGCGTCGGGCGACCAATGCTCGCATCCCAGAGTGGGAAGCCAAGCTAGAGAAGATGATTCGTACAAGTGGTCAGACCGGTGCCCGCGTCGGCACGGAAGCAGCAACAGATTAGGAGCGCATTATGCCCCGCAATAGTTCCGGTACTTACACGCTCCCTCTCGGCAATCCCGTCATCGATGGGACGATCATCGATGTGAACTGGGCGAACCCGACGATGTCCGACATCGCGGTACAGCTCAACAATGTCCTCACCCGGGACGGGCTATTGGGCCCCATAGCCCCTATGTTCTTCGTGGACGGCACTCCGGCGCTCCCGGGCATCGCCTTCACGGCGCAGAATAGTACGGGCATATACCGCACCCCTACTGCACTAGGCATCTCCTTTGCTGGCGTGGCCATAGCTACGTTCAGCGCGTCAGCTGTCACCTTCAATCAAGCCCCCACCTACGCGGCAGACCCTGCCAGCGGGGATCAGCTAACGCGCAAGAGCTATGTAGATGCGGCGGTTGCCGGTGTGCCCATTGGGAACTATCTGCCCCTCACGGGTGGCACCCTCGCAGGGCCCGGGCATCTGACAGTAAGCGGAAATCTTGCGGTATTAACTGGCCTCATTCTGAGCGGGGACGCAATCTTAGGAAATGCCCCAACCGATCAGGTAACGCTTAACGGCAACACGGCAAACATTCCCAACGGCCTAGCTTTCACAGGTGGCGCACCTTCGTGGGCCAGTGATCCGGCGAGCGGGAACCAGCTAACGCGCAAAAGCTATGTAGACGCAAAGGTTGCCGCCGTCCCACTCGGCAATTACTTGCCCCTCATTGGCGGCACGCTGGCGGGGCCGGGCAATCTGACAGTGAGCGGTAGTTTGGCCACGCTGAACGGGGCGAACATTTCAGGCGAGCGACCGTTAAATATTGGGGTGTCGGGAATTGTTCTCGGCACCAATGTGGGAACCCCAGACGTTGTTCACGTCTTTACAGGAGGCGCGGCTGACGCTAAGTTGTGGAGCACTATTGCCGATACCTCTATGCGCTTTCGCATCATCAACGATGCGCAAAACGCGGCAATTGACTGGCTTACAGCATCCCGTTCCGGGTTAAGCGTTCCAACTGTGTCGTTTCCAGTTAGCAGCGTTGTAATTGCTGGAAATGTAGGTATCGGAACCAACGGCCCCCCTCCAACCACTAGACTGGTTTCTAGGGTTTCTGCAAATGCTCTGGACATAATCTCAGTTGTTCACAATGACAATCCTGTATCCCCTGTGGCTGCAATCGGCTTCAGTGTCGCGGCAGTCGGGGCGGGGGATGCCGTAGTTGCAAAGGCCGGTATTGGCCTTCTGCGCACGGGCGTACAAGGAACGGGGCCGCTGATTTTCTACAACCGCGCCACAGGGGATACAAGTCCATTCGTCAGTGCTGACGCAAAAATGAGACTCACCCCTACAGGTGAATTTCTCATTAACTCGACCATCACCGGAACGAAGTTTGGTGTCACCACAAGCAACCCGGGCGGGGCTGATGTTGTCGGGTATCTGCAAAACGCAAGCAACACGCTCAACACGGAAACGCGCCTAGGGCTTGCGGGCAATAGCAACAACCCGAGTGATGACCGATACGCGTACATCGCGGCGATCAACTCAGGCGGCACGAATGCCAACGACTTGATTCTCGGCACGAACGCGGGCGGCAGTGGCGGCACAGCGCGTGTGCGCGTCACGTCTACCGGGCTCGTCGACATCCTGGGCGGTTCGGGTTTCCTGCGCATGGCGGGCGGTATCACCCGGTTTGAGAGTGCAGAGTTGCCCACTCCCACGGCGGTTAGCCAGACCCCGGCGAATCATGGCGGCCCTCGCGTTCCTGACCTTTATCTGGTAGTTTTGCGGTGTAAGGTGGCTGAGCACGGGTACGTTCCCGGGGATGAGGTTATCTTCAAAGAAGATGTTGTAGACATAAATCGCTCGTGTGATGTGAAGGCCAACGCGACTGTTGTTTCGTTGCTCTACGTGCCCACTCCCGCCACTGGCACGGCCCCCGCTGTAAGAAACGCTACCACTGGGGTTTACAATGCTGTTACCCCGGCAAATTGGCGAGTTGTCATCAAGGCCCTTTGGCTATAACCAAGGAGAAATCATGGGCGATATATTCCGCACTACCCGGATCAAGCAAGAGGAGGAGGCCGAGCTGAGGGACCCGTTCCTCACCAAAGACAAGAAGCCCGCACCTCCTGCTAAGGGCGCATCTGCTCCCGGCACTATGTCTCAGGCTGACTTTGCCTACGGTAAGCAAACCGATGAGCAGAAGGCCAAGAGCGCAAAGAAGCTGGCCGATCTCCTCCGTGCCCGAGGAGACTAGTTATGCCCGCGAAGTCCAAAGCTCAGGACCGTCTGATGAGGGCGGTGGCGCACTCTCCCGAGTTCGCCGCCAAAGTCAAGATACCGCAGAGTGTCGGGCAGGAATTTGCAGCCAAGACCTCTGCGGCTCTACGCTCGCGCTTGCCTAGTCGGACGCCACAACGTCGTTGAGCACCGGGGGCGGGGTCTTCGGCTGAGCTTGCTGAGTCAGTTTCTGAATCAGCTGAGCCCGGGCCAGGATGGTCCAGTTCTGCTGTTGCCCATTGAGGGTAGACAGGATAAAGTCTGCCTCTGCGTCTTCTACGGTCCAATTGATAGTCATTTCTGTTTCCTTTCGGGTTAGGGGACGGAGCGCCCCGGGAGAGAGGCCCCCGTGCAGGGGGCGGAATACGGCCTAGCGGCGCTTACGCGGGGAGGGTCGGGGGGTAGGAGCCGGGGCGACGGTCGGAGCGCTGCAGCGGTCCTGGTCAACGTACCCGACCAACCCTTCGTTCTCAGCGGCTGTCTCCAGCTCGATGAGTTTCTCCAGGAAGTGCTTGGCCTTCTCCAGGTCCTCAGTGCCGTTCTTGTTCTGGTACCGCTCCACGTACTTCGTGATACAACCAATGAAGTACCCGGGGCCGAACAGACGATATTGACGCGTCCAGTGCTCCTCGCCGCCGTCCTCAGACTTGTAGTGCCCGCCCCCGACTTGCCGGGAGTCAGCCAAAGATGTGCTCATATAGTGCCTTGCTTTCAGTGGTGGGGAAACCGAGGGTGTTCAGGGCCTCTATGCCCCGAGCGTGGATCGCCTCCGCGTCCTCGTTGCCCATGACGGCGTGGGTCGCGGTGTAGAGACACAGCTCGAACAGGTCGGCCCATTCGAGAATCTGTTGCTCCCGTTTCGACAGGTCGAACCGGAGGCCCATCTTGATGTTGAACTTCTCCTCCATGCCTTTCAGGGCCTTGTCCAGCTCGGGGTTCTCCCACTTCGCCGGGGCGGGAATGTCTCCTGTCTCGGACTCGGCCAGGTCGTGGACCAGGGCGGCCATGAGGAGGTACGGGGGCGGGGTGTAGTTCGGGTAGATGAAGTGGACAATCATCGCCACGCCCCACGAGTGCTGACCCAAGAGCTGGGCCGGGACGTCAGTGGTATGGTACCGCTTGACCCGGCCTGCCTTGTAAAGGTGTTTGAACTCTCTCATGTCTTCTCCCAGTTGCGGCGTTGGAGCCACTCTTCGCACGCTATCTTGACCTCTAGATCTGTAATAGTGGAGGCGTAGAGGAAGGCGTTGTCTCGGTTCTTCAGCTTGTAGAACTCCCAGGAGTGAACCATAGGATTGAGCACATTTGTGATGAATTTATTGTTATGCGGATAACGAGGGTGCACTATCCAGTCCTCGAACTCGCTCAGGTCTTTCCTCCAAGTTGCTGGGGTCGTTATAGGGACGTGGCTGCTCGCCATTTCTTGCGAGTAACCGTGCGGATCAGCTACGGCATCCATGAAAGGGAAATGACCCTCATAGATGTGGAAGTTGTTACTTATCTGTAAGTACTGACCCACAGTCGCCCCGAGGGCGTTGGCGACGAACTCCTGAAGGATGGACATATGGACAGCGTTGGCCCCGTAGCAGCCCCAGACTATGTCGTTGCTACGGTTCGTCACCGTCATGTTGAGCTTCCCCTCCACGATCTCAAAGTAGATGGCGGTGTTACAGGGAATATCCTTGCCTCCGTCATAGGCTTGGTCCACGTCCGGGTCGAACATCTGGACCACGGTTCTCCTTGAGTTCGGCTCTGCTTTCAGGTGCTCGATCGCCCACATGAGCTGGTCGTGCCCAAAGTGGTTTCGCCACCTGTGGCCGTAGGCCCCGTGGAACGTCTCCCCATTGTCGGAGTACTGTCCGATGTTCGAGTTGAACTGACTGATCCACTCTACATCATTCCGTCCTGCTAGCATCCATACCGACTCAAAGATGTGGAAGAACGGGTTGGCGTCCCGGCGAACGTCTCTGAGCATGCGTTCCGTAGGGTGCTGGTAAGCCGTGGCTACCGGACCAAGTATGCGTCTAGCCTTACCGTTGCGGGTGTCTACAGTGACCCCCATTATCTTCATTCGCCACAACGCCTCATGGTAAGCATAGTTGACGTTACGAGCTTGAATCACGAGCATCGTTGAACTCCTTCAAGTGTTGTTTAAGTTCCGCCTTGATTCGGCGGGCGTCTTCGCCCCTCCATCGGGCCATATTGTCGAGCGCGCGGGCGACAATCATGTCTCCGTACTCCAGACCGTACATGTCCTTACACGAGAATATCTGAGTCATGGCCTCGACGTAGGGCATAGCGAACCGATAGCTGGACCCCGGAGGTTTGACCTTCCAGAGCCGCATTATCTCCCGGCCTATCTCATCGAGTGGTCTAGTCATCGTTGAAAAGCCCATCGAAGCACTTCTCGCAGTAGCCGCTGATTTGCGTCTCGCGCCAACCCATCTGAGAGTTGGTGTTCTTGCCCGAGAAGGCGTCACGGCACTTGGCGCACATCTTGTAGCGCATATTGGGGAGGTTCCCCTGGTAGTCCTTCTCAGATATGGGGAGCAGATTCCCCTTGATTCCGATGGTAGCCATTCGATTCTCCAGTAGTGGCGGGAACCCCTATTCTACCCGATAGGTATTCTTCAGTCGCTCCCCATAATGCTTCGCACGAACGTATTTACTGAGCTCACATAAGCAGTTTTGCGTATTTTGAGCGCAGAGTTCCAGGCCGGTATTCCCCAGGATGACGTCCCTAATATCGTCCACCTCGACCATGAACTGCTCCGAGCCCATGACCTTGCTTCTCGGGCGCTCATGTACAAAATTGAGGCCCATGACGGACCCCGGCCCGGGGGCGCACCAGGTCCACCAGTCGATGGCGGGGCGTAGGTGCTGCGTGTTCTTGAGGTCGGCTATGACCTGAGCCACTAGGAAGGGGCCCATGCCCGGGGTGGCGAGAAGAACAGATGCTTCATGTAGAGTCTTGACCGGGTACACATTGAACGCCTCGCACCTCTCCGCAGCCCCACCTAGCACACGAGCGATGATGTCCTCTTTGCCTTCGCCGCCTGCAGAAAATCCGCCTGTGACCATATACGCCCCGGTCCAGGACTTCATACCTACAGCTCGGCGCTCGGCGAACGTCTCAAACCAGTTCTTCCTGTATTCCTCTGTCCACCCCTCGGAGGGGTACCCCAGACGCACGAGCGTATCGGGCCAGTTCACGAGCCGCGCGACGCAGAGGGCGAACGGGATGGAGGGGTCAGAGAGGTCCGTGGGCAGGAAGTTCTGGAAGATCCACCTGGTCACCTTGTCGTTCTCACGGTGGACGTTGCACCACCTGTTATTGGCGATGATCGGGTCGGAGGTCCAGGGCGGCGGCTTCCTGAGCTCACGGGCCTTCCTGATCTTCTCCCGCTCCTGTATCCAGTGGATAAGGTCAGGGAGGTACTTCATGCTTTCCTCTTCTGTAGCATCTCGTCGGCCATCATGTAGGCGTCGTGAGCGATCAGGGCGGTGTCGTGCTTCCCGATACGGGCCACCAATCCCATCATCGCTTGCCCGGCGAAGTAGTCGCGCAGAGTCATACCCAAGTATGGGTATTCTCCCAAACCGCTCGGGAATGCTGGTTCGCTTACCTCTTCAATATTGTTCATTGCTTCTTCCCTGTTGGATTATGTAAGTCGTGGATCATGACCCGCATCTGGCCGCGCTTCTTGTCGTCCTCGATCTGCTTGTTCAGATAGATGTTCGCCGCGAGGTTGAACTCGCAGGCCTCTAGGGGGAACACGATCTGACCATGGGCCTCGTAGAACACGGGGCAGGACACGGCCCGGTCGTTAGCGTCCAGGGGCTTCTCCTCCGCGCTCTCCCAATGACACCCGTAGGAGTTGAAGATGAGGATATTCATCAGCTGGTGCAGGTCGCCATGGATGCGACGCTTCGACACGGGGTCAAGGAACTCCGCCCCGGTGATGAGACAAGTTGTACCGATCATGATTCGTTTCCTTGGTTGTGCCACTCTCTGAATTGGATCAACTTTGATTGGTAGCGATTGAATATCTTCTCTCGACCATCTAAGCGATGCGTTTCGACTACAAACTGTATGGCGGCGCGAAGGTCGCCCAGTTCATTCTCCAGACGATCGTGAAGATTGCCCGCTCCGTCAGGATGCTCACCGCCAGGGTAAGCTATCAACTTACCCGCGATCTGGAGTACCTCTCCGCACTCTTCTACTAACTTGGCTAGTCCGTTATTGGCCATCATTTCAGTAGCTCCGTGATTTGTTGGACCAAGTCCCCGTCGTGCTTCAAGGTGACCACCTCGTGGTAGAACCCCACTCCGCCCCGTATCAGCTTGCTCTTCAGGGCCTCAATGGTAGCGTGCTTGTCCCGCGTAAGCTGGGGATTGAACTTGTTGTTCCGGCCGGAAGCAGCCCTGCGGGCGACGACGCGTTCTAAGCACACCTCTACAGGCGTGTCCAGGAACGCATAGATGTAGCGGTCTTTGTACTTCTGGGAGTGGACCCCCATGGCCCCGTAGTACGTGCTCTGGAGGAGGCCCTCAAAGATGACATGTCCCAACTTCTCGTACTTCTCCAGGAGCTTCATGACCTCCTCGGCAGAGCCGACCGTGTCCATTCCCCCGCAGGTATTAGCGTAGTTGCCGAGGGCGTAGATGGTATTGGAAGGGTCAACATACGCTTCTGTCTTGTCTGCCGTTGGGTAGACGAGGGGGTGCATATTGTAGCGGTCCAACACTTGCCGCACGGCGGTGGTCTTACCCGCGCCCGAGCAGCCGTGGATTTTAATGATCTTGTTCATGTACGTCCTCCAGTTTGATCTCCTGCCTGTCGCACCTAAGTCCTTTGGCTACCCGCTCGGCGAACTCACGAGTATCCCAGGTTTGGAACAGACGCCACTCCCCAAGCTCGACTCGCTCAGAGAAGTTACACCCGTTGTAGCACCTGCGTTGCGGGTCAGTGTTTACAACTGTTCGACTGCGTATGTAGATACGGGTAGTCATTTGCCCACCTCCATCAAGTAGTAACTGGACCCCAGGCCGATGCGGGAGTCCAGGGTACGGAACCCGTAGGTGTCCTGCATGTACTGACTGAACACCTGCCGGTAGTTGTAACGGTCTACGGAGCCGAACAGCTCCTCGTACAACACCTTATGGTTCGGCAGGTGGCACCAATAGGCCCCATACTCCTGCATGAGGATGTACTTCGCCTTGGACAGGGAGATGTTGTAGAGTAGCCCCCGCCAGATGTTCTCCTTAACCATGGCGTTGAGGGTGCCCTTATGGGGGTCAATAACCACCAGGTCGCCGAAGTCTTTAACCTTGAACGCGTCGTCGTTGATCACCACGGCCTTGCGTACTTTCCACTTCAGTACGCACTCGGGGTCGATCTCAACGGCGAACCAGGACTTGGGCTCCAGTATGGGCCAGAGCCTCTCGCAGAGCGTGCCGACGCCCCCGAACAGGTCAGTCACGCTGAGACCCTTCGGGAGTTGCTCCGCCAGCTCTGCGAATATCTCGATGTACTTCTCTACAGGTTTCCCCTCATAGGCAGAGGGGTGGCCAAAGTTGCCCTTCATGGTTTGCTCCCAGGAGTGGGCTGTGGTGCTGCCTCTGGGGCTTGAGCCAGTGCGCGTGTGACGGGGATCATGTTCTGGCGGATATCAATGGCGACGCTTGAGCAGTGGACTCGCCCATCGCCATCGCGGCCCATCTGTTCGTAGCTCTTGGCGTACAAATCAAGCGGATGTGCCGCCCCCTCTGCCGGGGTTTGGCTCGCAGGGGTGGCGAAGCTGTAGCACCTCAGCTTTGCCAATACCTTGGGCGCGTCTCGCTTCTTGTCGATCGCCGAGCAAGCTGCCCCGATCAAACTGCGCGGGACGGCAATCAAATCATCATCCGACGACAGGCGCGGGCACTCGTTAGTGGCGCTGTCATGGGCTTCGCGCTGCTGGTAGCAATGAACGCACAAGGCGTTTGCCATTTGCCACGTTGTCCGATTCGCCGGCTCTGCCTGCGCTGGGGTGGCAGAGGTCAATGCTTCGATAGCGGCAAGCGGTAACGCAGAAAGTGCGTCCAACGCTTGGGAAGCGAGCATTGCCGTATCGTCGTAGGGCGACCAGTGTGCCAGCTTCAAGCAGTATCGAAGCTCCTCAATAAGTTCGTCTCTGGTTTTCATATTCAGTCCTTGAAAGGTACGCCGTGGGCGAAGGTGGGGTCGGTCCAGGGCCCTTCAGGAAGGGACGCGGGCATGTCCTCCAGCTGGTTCAGCATCTTGTAGATACCGTGACGGGCAACGTGGGGGAAGCGCCTCACGTACTCTTCGCACATGTCCTGGGCGTAGAAGTACAACCAGGAGTAGTTCCGGTCGCTCTCGCACGCCCAACGGACCCAATCCGCGTCCTTGTAGTGGGGGCCGAACGCTTTGCGCCCCTCCATGGTGTACGCGTTCGCGGCTTCCTTCACGAACCGCTTCGGCTCCAGGGTCCACCAAACACCGGTCAGATGGATAGCTGCCCGAATCGGGCCGGCAATAATCCACTGGTCCTCCAAGCCCCGGACGGCCATCGCCGTTTCCTTGCCGGGGAAGATCAAATCTAAGCTCATCAGTTCTCCTATTAGTGGCGGGAAGCCCCTATTCTAACCTAGATCACCCCGCTGGGGGTACGTATTTTATTGCGGCGTTGAGGGCGTCCTGGGTGTCCCCCTTAGCCGCCAATGCCTTGATGACTTCAGCATCTTTGGTATTCCTAGCAACTATATGGTGGACGGACACAACCGGGGAGGGCTGACCTTGCCGCCAGACTCGGGCGATGGACTGCTGATACAGCTCCAGGTCCCAGGGTATGCCGTACCAACAGATGTCCTTACAGACCTCCTGAAGGTTGAGCCCGTGCCCCATAGACTTCGGATGACCGATCAGGAGGGGAATCTTGCCCTCGTTGAAGGCTTTGACGATACCCAGGGAGTCCTTGCCCTTGCTGATGTTGACGGCCCCGGGGAACATCTTCTCCAGTGCCGTCGCGTCCTCGATGAATTCGTAGCATACGATCAACGGGCGACCCTGCATCTCCTCCACCAGCTCTAGGAGAGCCTCCATCTTGTGGCCGTGTATCCCGAGCGCGGTGTGGTCCTCGTTGTATATGAAGCCATTGGCCACCTGGCGGAGCTTGACCCCGAGCGCGGCCTTGTTGAACACGGGCACCGTCTCGTCATTAACCTTGATCAGGAAGTCCCGCTCCAGCTCCTTGTACTTCTTCATGACGGCCGGGGCCAGACTGACCTCAATGTAGTTGTTGATCAGCTCCGGCATCTCCAGGTGGTCCACCGCCATCATTCGGAGTAGCTTGCCCTTAACGCGTTCATAAATCTCTTGCGACGCGCCGGGGGCAAGGAGCCAGCTGAAGCCGTCATGGCTCTGATACATGTATCTTTGTCGAAAGTGGGTGACGTACTTGCCCAACGCTTCGCCCATATCGCAAACGTACATTTGGCCAAAGAGGTCAGCAAGACCATTTGGGGCGGGGGTACCTGTGAGGATGACTCGTCGTGCAAACTTGTGAAGGTGCTTTTTAAGTGACTTAAACCTCTGCGTTTGCGAGTCTTTGAACTTTGTGCTCTCATCGATGACGAGCATGTCAAAGTTGAGATACTTCCACGGATCGAGGTCAAGTAGACGGACGAGCGACTCAGGGTTGATGACATACACATCGTGCTTCTCCTTCAGCAGTTCTACACGCTCCGCGGCGCCCATCTCCGTCAGGTCTATGACCGTCATGTTCTGAAAGTCGGCCCACTTCTCGGCCTCCACCGGCCAGACTGTCTTCGCCACCCGGAGAGGGGCCACGACCAGAGCGTGATGAATATGGCTCTCCCCCTTCAGGAAGTCCACGGCGGCGAGGGTAGTGCTCGTCTTGCCTAGGCCAGGATCAAGTAGGAGGCCGCAGTGGGGCTTCTCGATCAACCACTCTAGGGCCGTAACCTGGTAATCACGAGGCGACCAGCGTACAACGCTCATACTTGCTCCAGTTCTCTTTGGGGGGAAGCAACTCCAGAAGCTCCGGCCAACGGTGTAGTTGGAGGTACTTGCTGTCGATATCGTCCCCGATGGTGTGCGTCTTCGTGATGAAGTAGCCCTTTAGCATACAGAGCACCGTCTCCGCCTCCTGGTACGAGCAGGGGCGATTGAAGCTCGGAGGGGCGGGCATCCTATGGATGTAGTTCGTCACCTTCTCCAGGGCCTCCACGAAGGGCAGATGGGGCCAGAGGATACCGGCGCACTTACGAGGCTCGTCGGGGCAGTGTTTAACTGCCTCCTCCAGGGAGAGGGAGATTGGTCGCCCCCAGACGCGCTCCTGGAAGTCCAACACTTTCCAGATGAAGTAGGCTCCAAAGCCGCACCCGGCGAACTTGTCCTTGAACACCTTGACCAGCTCCGTGTAGGAGGGGGCCCACATGGTGGTCCAAATACTGTGCGGGGACCCGTGGAGGGACAGGTTCGTGAGGAAGCCCATACCAAGGGCTCCCCGAGTATGCCTGCGCTCCGTGCCCCGGGGGAAGGAGCTGTAACCGTCGAACATGTACTCCCAGAACGTAGAGGCGGTCGTCTTGTCCGCACACTGTACGGCCCCGCCCAGATCGTAGAAGCACAGGTAGTGAACGATGAACCGTTCGGCCCACTCCTCTCCCTTGAGCTCCCGAGCCTTATACAGGAACTCGTATGACGGATCCAGATCGTTCGTGAGGATGGTTATCTCAGCGAACTTCTGCCACGTACTCACCGTTGTCGATTCCATTTTTCCAGTTCTCCAATAGTTTGATCCCGACATCTATGTCGTCTACCACGTACACCTTGAACCCGTACTCCTTCAGGACTCCGTGTACGTGAGCTTGTAATGGCTCAGGTTTCGCCCCGGGCCGCTTGAACTCGATGAAGCACATATGAGCCTTGTACCCGTAGCCGTAGTCAGGCCAACCCTTCCGCCCCGTGACGTTAATTCTAACCGGGAGCAGGCCGTTAAAGTATGCCCACTTCGTGACTTTCTCCTGTATTTCAGACTCCCGCTTCACAGGGCCCACCCTTCTTTGCGCTATAGTCGCACCACTTACAGGCCCCGCCAGGATTGGGTAGGAACTGCTTGTCCTCAAAGATGCGGATGGCTCGGGAGGTCCACTCTTTGATCGAGTTGTCGAGCATGTCCCCGCGCAGGAGAGCACCCTCATTGGAGGTGTGGCCCCCGTCCAGATACAGGGCGTGGTACTCTGCCCGCTTGACGGCGGGGAACGTACAGAGGCCCATGGTGGCGTAGAGCTTCAGTTGGTCCCTGTGCTCCGGGTACTCTCGCCCTGACTTGTAGTCACAGACGTGGAGGACCGTACCGGCGCTGTCGAACCAGTGGACGTCAACGATAGACTTGGACCAGGCCATGGCCGGGGAGCCCACGGGTTTCCAGTTCCGGTCTAACAGCCATACCTCCTCCGCCTTGGCCCCTTTCTGCTTGTAGTCCTCGATGCGTAGGGCAACCTTCTTGAGCTCAAAGGGGAGGACCATCAGCTCGCCCTTGACGTACCCCTCGCAGTCAGAGTGGAGGCGCGACCCCCGGGCCATGGCCGCGCTCGGTGCGTAGGGCAGGTTGTCCAGGTATGAGTACTTCCACTTGGCAGGGCAGGACTCGTATGTGGTGACGGAGCTGTAGCTCCAGCGTGTGGGCATTGCGTTCATTTGTACTCCTTCAGGATTTTGTTTCCAAGGTCGAGCCATGCCGGGTCGTGGGACTCCTCATATTGCTGGTAGAGCCAATCAGATAAGGCTTCCCGACCATGGAGGGGTCCAGTGTAGATTCTGATAACCTGGTAGTTGCTCCACTGCTTATCGTACTCCCTACGCCGCTCCAGCACCTCGGCGACCCATGGGCACTCTTCAGGGGTTAGATTGTACCATTTCATTGATACTTCTCCAAGTCATACCAGTTAGTCCCGGTCTCAACCTCAATCACGAACGGGACATCGAAGCCGGGAAGGTCTTCCATGGCCACTCTGAGCTTCTCAACGTTCTCCTTGACGTCCTGAGGCTTACAGGAGATGTTCCCCTCGTCGTGTACACACATGAGGTACCGGCCCGTGGGCTTGAGGTCATGGTAGACAATGATGGACTCCTTCAGTTGGTCGGCGGCGGAACCTTGGATGAGGTGGTTAGCCAGTTTGTAGCTGAAGTCCCATGTGGTCCCCTCGGGCTTGTCCACAGGTATCCAACGACCACCCCATGTCCGCACCCCGGGCCGGGAGGTTACATCCGCAATGAACTCCTTCAGCCCTGGGATGGACCGGAGGTACATGTCCCGCAGTCGGCGCACCTCCCCCTTGTCCGACATCTTGAGCTGCTCGGCCAGATTGGGGACCCCAGCCCCGTAGATGAGGGAGAAGCCCACGATCTTGACCTTCTTGCGGGGGTAGTCAATGCTGGCCTCGTCGTGGAGAATGTTCTTCGCAATCTCGTGGAAGTCAGCCCGGGGGTTCTCCCTGTAAATCTCCGCCGCTCTGCCCTCAGCGAAGTGGGCCAGTAGGCGCATCTCCTGACCGTTCCAGTCGGCGCTTACGATGACCTCCCCCTCGTCAGGAAGGATGTACCGACGCATGAAGATCATGGGCGGGTAGCCCGGCATGTCTATGTCCTCGAACTCTGTCGGGACATTCGTCAGGTTGGGAGCCGAGCAGGAGAGGCGTCCAGTACGGGTGCCGTACTCGTCACCGCGTACTTGGTTCCATGAAGGATGTAGGTGCCCATCGTGGGAGGACATCTCGTACCAGGGCTTCATGAAGGTCCCTAGCAGCGTTTTGAGCGCGCCCCGGTACCGTAGGGCGGCGAGCAGCTGCGGGTCCTGCACAGCGGCTTCTAGGGCGCTGCGGGCGGTTGAGTATTTCCCCGTAGGGGTCCGCGCGAGGTTAGCGACTTTTCCCGACGAGATAAGCGCTTTTGCCAGCTCCACACCCGAATCGACGTTAAAGCTGACGCCAATCCGCTCCTGTATCCAGTCCGTGACTTGTTCAAAGAATACAGAGTAGGTCTGGATATCCATCCATAGCTTGGGGCGGTCTATTCGCACCCCTCGCTTCTCCATATCCATCAGGATAGGGGCCAGCTTGAGCTCCCGCTCGTACGCAGCCTCCCACCTACGCTCTATGATTTCAGGATATAGTTTGTCGTGAATCTTTCGAGTCCGTACAACGTCCCCGATGGCGTATGGACCAACAATAGAGGCGGGGACTCGGCAAATAAACGCTCCAGCTTCAGAGGTCTTCTTAGTGAATCCCTTCGCCATAACGTAATCTTTAACCGCATCTTGCTCGTCGGGGGGCATACCCAACAGTGTCTG